TTAAAAACTGCTCAAGTAAACCATGTGGAAGAGTATTATTTCTTATATTAAATAAACGTATCTTTCCGTCCCATACCTTATTACGATATGCAGGCATAAACTTATAGCCTTCTGCAAAAAAGGTAAAGTGTTCAGCAAGTTCTCTTATAGAACCTGAATCATCGGGGGAAGTTACGCGTAAAGAAACTTCATCAACTTTATGTACCTGATACAAATTTTTTCCAATCAAGTATGTTTTTAATGTGAGTATGTCTCCAACGAAGATTATTCATAATTTCTTCAAGAGTATTAGCAATTGCTTTCTGATACTCTATCTTTTGTTTAATACGAACAATATCTTCATCAGAATCATAATAATATTCCAATTCAGACTTAAGTGGTTTTGTGCCTCCGTTAAATGGATCATAGGCCCAGCCTTTTAAATCCATTTGTTCTTTGGTCATCTTACCTGTATAGTATAACCACTTATCTTTTCTAAGTGTGTTAAGATCGGAATCTAATTTAGCTAACTGTAACCTCGTTACATTTACTAACTCAAGATACTTTGAGTGAAGTTTTGAAGTTTTCTTTGTTTCGTCATCGAGTGCAAGATCGTCAATTTTTGTATCGGTCTTCCACATCTCCATAATATCATCTAATGTCATGTTATAATTTTAAACCTATCATATCTAAATGTTATGTCTGTTTGTAAATACTCAACACCAGTTGTTGCAGTATTAAATTCCACTCCAGATAATGAAGTAGGAAAAGCATTTGTAAATTGTATTTGTTTATTTTGATTATTATGACTTGATAAAATAGAAAGTATCATGTCATGTTTTTCAATCTTAGATTCGTTATCTATTATCCATTTATTTATCTCTGTATAGTTAGCCATAGTTTCATCGATTGCTATTCGAAGTGTTATAGGATCAAATGTTACAGTATCACCTGAAACATATCCAACTGCATTTCTAAAGTTAACTTGTGTTTCACCAAGGTTTAAAGTTGGTAGAGAAAATTGTGTTACAAAAAATTCTGTATTAGCAAACTTTTCTCGATTAATAGTTAGTCGAAAACCGTTTGGTGCTAAGAAATTTAAATTATCTGTTAGATTGTTATTAGTAGCCATATTCTTATTTATATAAAAAAAGAGGCCTCATTTCGAGGCCCCTAATAATATTCGTAGGTTAAAATTAACCTTCGAAGTTGATGTTAGATACTGCAAACTTACGGAAGTATTGGTTTGAATCTCTTGTTCCAATACCATCAGCTAATCC